CTTTCGGCGTCAAGCAAGGGCCCCAAAATTCCCATGATTTTAGGCATGCTTCCTTTTCCGCCAATGTATATCTTGACATTTGAATGGTTAGCTCAGGATCACAAGTTGTAATGTTTCTCGGATCATTCGTAGCCGGATAGGCTTCCTTCTTGATGAATGATTTTAAGCGATTTTCGGCCTGCAACCCCATCACTGCTTCAACCTGTTTTGACCTCGCGCGTTGCATTGGACGATCTTGTATCTCAATGACTTCCGCCGCGCTTTTCGGCACTCCAGTTCCTGCCATTCCACCGACTATCCATTCACAGAATTCCTCCGCATAGCGAAAATACTCACGAGGTGGGTCGCGTTCATTGCGCACCGCATTGACGCGTCCGTTAATACATGACACATCATTGTTATGCGTAGCTCCCGCAAAAATTCCCTCATTCGCAACTAGGCTAGTGGTGACCTTCTGCCCAATGGATTTTGCGTCTTCATGGACAAGTGGTTTTAAGGTTTGAAACGTTAATGGTATGGTTGATGTTGAAATGACATTAGCTGGCATCCATAGTTCAGTCATTAGCTCGAAAACTACAGGTGCACGCAAATATGCGTCAGCTGTCTCTTTATCATCCCGGGTAAGGATACGCTCCACATCTGAGATCTGTGGCTTACCGTCTTTACTACCCATCCGAATTCTAATCGCCTCAAACGATTTCAACGGTAGAGTAATAGCAACAGTATTGCCAGACCTCGCTAGTGACACCGTGCCAGAGATGTCGTTCCTGACTACCGTGGTACCACCATAGCTGTATTTCCGCCGCTTCATTTTTGAAGTCTTCATTCCAAAACAATAGTATGGAAATTCAACTCTCGCAGCTGGCAACAGCATGATGATTCTTCGGTTTTCATCAGCATCGATCTTCTTCTGTACAACGTCGTACACCAGCAAGGACCAATCATCACCTATAACCGTGACCACATCTGTGTCATAATCCCACAGTTTGTGATCATACGTCGCGCCACCTGACACGCTATAATGCACAGTGTCATTCTCAATTGAATAAGAATAATCCTGTCCTTTAAATCCAGCATGCTCCGGCACCAATGTATACATCATTATGGGTTTCCACTTTCTCAACCAGAAATTGATATCAGTGTAAAAATCCACATCTGTAAACACCAGCACGTGATTTTCGTGTAACGGATCTTCCTGATAGGGTATTTTCAAATCTTTTACGAAATAAAAACTCCTATTTCCGTCTCCGAAATCATTGATAGCTCTGGATACATTATAAGGTGTATAGCCGGCATCGATGATAGTGTTTTGCATAATCGCATTGCAGGCACTACGCAACATGGCCGCATGTCCATGTGTGTGTTCCTTTGCAGGCGGTATTGCAGGTACACCAGTCATAGGATGTTCAAGCAGTTTTCTCAAGTCGGGCATCCTGGTTATATAAGGCTCCATTTGTGCCGATAACCAAGATACGTCTGTCTTCACGAATGCTGAAGCAATTATATATCTACAAACGTACTTCATCAAACGGTAACAGTTGAGTATCTTCCTCATCCTTTGCCTCGCCCACTCGACCAGCAACCAACAGCTGATCTCACGGGACCTCATCTCCCTCACGCACTCAAGCGTAATATCTAAAGCGCACGCGGACAATAGTCCGGCACTAGTGGATAGTAGACTCGGC